GCAGGTCCAGCTATTGAAACTCCATGTGAATTTTGTGAGCAGTTAAGAACTAATTTTCCATCAGCACTTGAACCATCTCCTTTAATAGTTAGTCCAGGTGTAAATTCTGTTTTAGCATTTGTTATAGCATCTGCATTTACCTTAACTTCAGTTACAGCATTAGTAGCTAGTTTGTCTGCTGTGACAATACCATTATCTAAATCTGAAGCTGTGATAGCTGCGTTTGCAGGAGTTCTTCCAACATATGCCATAGTATATTATTTCCTTATTATGCTGAGATAGTATCTACAACACTTGTAATTATATCAACAGAACTAGCTGCAGAAGCATAAGCTTCTACTGAATCACCAGTTTGTAATACAACCTTAGAGCCACCATCAATTAATTCTAAAGAACCACCTGTAGGAATAGGTGCATCTTTAATAATGTGATAAGTGTCACTACCATTCTTAACATATACAGTTACATTCACAGCAGTACCAGAAGTGTTTGCACATCTAATACCTATGATTGCATCATCTGAATCTGCTGCTGTTCTTAAAACAGTAGGCGAACCTGATGAATTTGAAATGTCTTGTTGTAAATATCTTTCGAAATCTTGTGCCATAGAATTATCCTAATTATAACATTTTTTTAACTAAGTGTCAACACAAATTATAAAGCAATTGCCATAGCCACAGCAAACCCTGCTGAAGCTTTAGTATTAATATTTGTATTTGCTGTATCTATTTGAGTTTGTATTGAACTTGTTACTCCATTTACATAACCAAATTCAGTATTATCTACTGAACCATCCCCTACTAAATTAGCATTTAATCTATTAGAAGAATCTATAGTTGCTTGTTTAGTATTGATTTGTGTTTGAATAGCTGAAGTTACACCATCCAAATACTGGAATTCTGTATTAGAAACACTACCATTTGCTATCTTAGTAGCATCAATAGCTGCTGCTGATTTAATATTAGCATTGTCAATATTAGTAATTGAGTTACCAGTACCATCTGCATCTATAGTTTTATTAGTAAATGTAGTTGTACTTGAAGCTGTAACATTTGATACACTACCATCTATATAAGATTTAATAGCTTTAGCTGAAGCAAGAGTATCATCATTTGCTGAAACACTTGATAAGTTAGTATCAACAACACCAGTTTTAAAATTATCTACTTCAATGTTAGATACTGTATTATTATCTACATCAATAGTTTTACCAGTTAAAGTTTGTGAACCTGTTAATGTTGCAACTGTAGCATCAATAGCTATGTCATTTGCATTAGCTGTAATACCTGTACCACCAATAACATTTAATGTAACATCACCTGATGTTCCACCACCTGTCATACCAGTACCAGCTACTACTGAAGTAATATCTCCAGTTGGTATAGTTGCTACTTGAGTATCTACATATGCTTTAATAGATTGTTGTGAAGCAACTGATGTAGCAGAATCAGATGACATATTATCTTCATCTTTAAATGCTGTACCACTAATTGCTGTATTAATAACTGGACTTGTTAAAGTTGGACTTGTTAAAGTTTTATTTGTAAGAATATCTGTAGAAGTTCTTGCAACTAAAGTATCTGCTCCAGAAGGAATTGTAACTGTTCCACCATTTGTAATTGAAGAAATAGTTGGAGTAGTTAAAGTTTTATTTGTTAAAGTTTGTGCTGTAGTTTTATCAACAACAACTCCTGTATCAATTGCAAAAGTCATTGTCTGTGCAGAACCTGTAGTATCAATACCAGTTCCACCAGTTAATGTTAATGATTGTGAATCTAAATCAATTGATTGAGAACCACCAGTATCACCAGAAAAATCTAAATCACTTGCTGTTACTTGTGCATCAACATATGTTTTAATTGCTTTAGCACTTGCAACTGTATCATCACTACCTGATACTGAAGTTAAATCTGTATCTACATCTGTAATACTTGTAGCACTACCAATAGTTAAACCATCTAAAGTAACTGTTCCATCAAAGAAAGCATCTTTAAATTGTAAAGAACTTGTACCTAAGTCAATATCATTAGTTGTTATAGGAACAATAGCTCCATCTAATAATTTAAATTGTTCTGTTGAAGTACCTGATACATCAATATGAAAACCTATTTCATCATTAGTAGTATCTATTTGAATTTTGTTTAATGGAGTAGCAAGACCTGCATCTCCAATAAGTGCAATTACTGGACCTTCTGCTGCAGTACCATCATGTTTGTGTCCTGATGTTGCATTGAATGCAGCTAATAATTGATTGTATTCATTATTAAATAAAGCTGCTGTAATAGTATCACCATTATTTAGTGAACTCTGTCTAGTATATCCTGCCATAATTTATCTTCTTCCTCCTGCTATGAATGAAACAAACATTCCATTTACTGAATAAGGTGCATTAGTATCATCACTAAAAAATTTAAAGTTATTAGAGAATCCACTTCCTGTTACCAATATACTTTTACTTGGTAATGTTGTTGCTCCAAAAGTACCTGTTCCAAATACTGCTGTTCCAAATAATGAAGCTGAACTTAGATTACCAACATTAAATGTTCCTGGTTGAGGAACTTCACTACTTTCAAAATCATATCTAATTCTTAATCGTAAATCGTTTTGTGTTCCTTCAGGTTCAACATTAGTTTTTACTTTGTATAAACTTTTTCTTAAACCATTATCACCATAATCCATATCAGGTGTTTGAAATTCTGCTTCAACATTTAAACCATCAAAACTATTACCAGTATCATGTTGATACACATAACCTGTTTCATCTGTATGAAATAAAGTTTCTGTACCATTGTTATTAACATCTGAAGTACAAAACTTAACAGGAAGTCCTTTAGTTTCACTCCATTCAAATGAAGGAATACCTTCTGAGTTATATTTGAATGTTCCTATAATTCCTTTTTGTCCAGAAGCTGCTTGACCAGACCTATAATAAAATAATCTGTATTGACTTCTTTCTCTAATTACCATACTAGAGATAGTATAATTAGCAAAATTATTAATTATCTCATTTACTAAAGGTAAAATTTTTCTAGATATAGAACTTAATTCGACATCATCAATTCTAGCTGTACCAGCAATTGTTCTTAATCCATCAGGTGCTAAGAATATTAAATCTCCACCTATCTCTTGGATTGAGTTCCCACTTATACAACCAATATTTTTAGTTACTGATTTGATTATAGGTGTAGAATCAAGGTTTGTCAACTCATATATACTATTTTTACAAAATATAATTAAGCTATTTCTAAATACTTTGATACCTGTTACTATATCTCCTACATCTACAAACCCTGCAGATGCTCCTTCAAAATCATAAGGCTTTAATCTAGTACTATAATATACTAAACTAGGATTAGCTGCTTGTCCTGATACGACTATTCTTTCAGCATATCTTTCAATTAATGAACATCCTGATGGAGAAGACCTATGAATTTCTTCAAAATGATATTCATTATTTTCATCAATAAAAAATTCACCAATACGATTATTACCATCTACAAAATATAATGTACCATTTTCTCCATGAGATTCAAAGTTTATAAATTGTACATTAGTTTGATTAGTTCGAGGAATTGTAGTAGCACTAGCTAAACTACTTGAAGGTATTCCACCTTTATAAAAAGTTAAACCATTTTGTGTACTAGCAGTATTAGCATTAGTATCTAATGTTAAAATAGTATTACTTGTAATAGATAATATTTTATAAAAGTTACTATCAATTTTTATATCATCACCGACAATAAATTCAGAAGTAAATGTAGTACCACTTCCTGTTACTGTTGGTGAACCTGAACTAATTGAAACTGTTCCAGTAGCTGCTGTAAAAGTATCTTTATTTATCTGAACATATGAAGTACCTGTAGTACTAAAATATAAATCATCTGATTGAGCTACTACTATTCCATTAGCATAACCTTTAATACCATGAATAACATCAGTATTTAAACCTGAAGGAATTACAGCACTTGTAGTTCCTAATTTTTGATAACCACTTATTCTTCTGTATCCACCTGTTGTAGATGATTCAAAATTTTGTAAAACTGTAGCAGCTCCAGGTGTTCTAAATAAAGCATGAGAACTTGAAATTAAATCCAAGCCACCTTGTACTGTAATAGAAGCTCCTTGAGTTGGCATAGTTTATTCCTTAATATAAATATGTAAATCTTACATCTGACATATACTCTGGTTGAGGAGAGTTTAATTGGTCAGCCATATTTTGTAATCCTTTTTTATATTCATCTAAAGCTAATTGTGATTGAGCAATGTTATCTTTAAATTGATAAATATAATATCTAGCTCTTGCTAGTAAAACTGGTTTGTATTGTTCTGGAAATAATACTTTATCTGTATCATTAACTAATTCAGTAGGTCTGTTATATGCAAAGAAATAAATTCTATATACATCATCAGGTATTGGAGATAATCCAAATCTTCTTCCATCTGAACTTCTTAATACTCTTAATGGTGTTGAATAACTTTGTGAGTTAGCTTTATTAGTTTCTTCTCCTTGAGCATAGTTAGCTCTCCAAGCTGATAAAGTTGTAAATGCTAATTTATTAATTGTATGAGGAGATGATTTACCTGATACACCTTCGGTAGTTAAAGTAAAGTCATCCCAATTAACTGAATCATAATCTGTATCTACATCAGTTGAACCAGCTTTTAAAAGATACCATCTTTGTCCAGCTACTGTTTCAATAAATGTATTACCATAATAATCATTTTGAGGTGCTGCAGTTTTTAACCAAGACCATTCATCTACTGCATCAACTATATCAAAGTAAGCTCTGTTTACACAATTAGATACAAATTTCTGTATACCTAATGCTCCTGATACTGTTGTTACTTCTGGTTCATTTATTTCAACCAGTAATTCATTTGTCATTGATAAATAAGTTTTAGCCATATGTTAACAGTTCCATGCTCTTAGTGATTTATTAATTCTTGAATTAGGGTCTCTTGCAGTTTTTGCAGATGTAAGTTTCTTCTTCATTCCTTTCATCCTTGCACAAAAACTCTTTCTTCTTTTATTGCCTACAACTTTACTTGGTGCTTTTAAGTTTCTTTTCTTACCAGTCTTAGTTTTACCTTTATTGTAAGAAGCTCTACCTTTAGCATTAAGTCCTCCTTTAGGATTCTTACCCTCTTTACGAGTCCAAGCAGGTGAAGACATTATACCCATTATTATTTTTTCTTAGTCTTGTCTTTTTTAATTACTATAGTCATTACTCCACCATGACCTTTTTTATTTCTGTGTACTTTACCACCATGTTTGTATTTGCCTTTGTTTACTATTTTTCCACCAGGCATTGCTTTTTTCATTGGCATATTGTTTCTCCTATAAAATGTATGCGATTATAATTATAATAGCTACAATAAGAACTTCTTTTTTATGATGTTCCTTGTAGTGATTAATTTTGTTTGTCCAATATTTATTTAACATAATTCTTCTCCTAATAAGAGGATGGGGATATTACTACCCCCACCCAATAGTGTATTAAAGATTAATCTATTACATAGATAAT